CTCACTGTTCAACAGATTGAAGACCCTGGTATGAAAGTCACTATCCGTGCATGGGAACGAGGAGTATGCCAGATTCCAAGTCCCAACGCGGTCTGTCTTATCAGTAACACGAGGGCATAAACATGACAGCAGCCAATCGCAAGGCTATGGGGAAGGCATGGAAGCTCGGAGACAAACGTCTAGGAGCTGACTACGAAGCCTTTTACCTAGAGTTCAAGAAGGAGATTGATGCTGAACTTAAGGTGAAAGAATGACTGAAGACATCACGCAACTACGTAACCTAAAGCACCTAGTAGTACCTAGCTATACTACGGCTGTACGGGACACTCTAGTAGCGGATGTAGGTACTATCATCTACAACAGTACGACGAACAAGCTCAATATCTGCAAGACTAAAGCAGCTGCTGCAGGCAGCTGGGAAGCAGTGACATCAGCATAAATGGCGGCCGGAGACGTAGAAGTACAGATAGTAGCAGCAACGACCTCAGCTATCGACACAGCAGTTACTGCTATGCGTTTGACTGCTGGTGCTAACGGTAAGTTCATGATGACTTCTATCGGTCCTGAAAACCAACAGGTAGTCATTGTAGCTATCTCGGAGGCTTGAGAGTAGTGTGGAGCTTTTCTTCGAAGAAAAAACCGTTGACAAAGACGGCGCGGAAGTTCTTTCTAAAACTCTTCTGCGTTCTAAAGCGGAAGCGACGACGCTAAAGACAGCCAACGACTGCTACGTCCACACGTGCAGACACGAAGAAGGACTGCCGTGCACGAGGAGTAGAATCTAAATGGTAAGCGGAGACGTAAAAGCAAACCTCACAAAAGTAAGAGCATTCAACTGTAACGTTTTTGATGGTGTAGATGACTATATCGACGTAGCACACGACAATAGACAACTAGGAGCAAGCCTACTTAACGGTTTCACACTAAGTGCCTGGATAAACATGAAATCTGTAGGGGAAGGAGCCGTGGGAGATTACGGACAAATAGTATCTAAAGCAACGAACACGACTTCACTAGCAGGATTCAGAATGAACGTTATGGAAGCAACCACTTCCGCAACTAAATATCGCGTTAGAACACGCCTTAACTCGGGAGCAGCTTCAGGAACTAGTGCAGACGATTCCCTGACTTTTGGAATATGGACTCATATTCTTTTAACTATTTCTAGTGCCCAGATAAGCCGCTGGTATATTAACGGCGTTATTTCAGGTTCACCAACAGACTTGTTGCAGCCTATTTCTACCATCACTTCCACTAACGCCCTAAGGATAGGAAATGTCGCGGCAGCCACTACAAGAACAGTAAACGGTGCTGTTCGTGACGTTAAGATGTGGAATCGTGTCTTGACTGCTGCTGAGATTGCCGAGGACTATGCAGGAACCACTCCTATGAGTGGTCTCTTGCACTGGTTTAAGCTTGGTGGTGATTACGCAGATTACGGCCTTGTAGGCGTTACAGCAACAAACTCTGGCAGTGTACCTTCTGTTGTAGATGATGCCTTGGCGGCCGTTGTAAAGGCTCAGAGGGTGGCTTCTACGGACAAGTGGATGATATACCGTGGAATGGGTGGTCAAGTGGGTACTGTTAATATTGAGTGAGTCTATATTTTTACCATATGGTAAATAATTAGCTTATAAATAGTGTTTTTAGACCTATTTTGTTTCCATATGGTAAAAAAAGGGTCATTTACGCTCTTGAACGAGCTTCTTTTCTTTCCATATGGTAAATAATGATGCTTATAAACAAGTGTATAGACACTAATTATCTTCCATATGGTAAAAAAAGAAGCATAAAAAGATTACTTAAGACTGATTTCCCCTGTCTTAAGACGCTCCATTGTACGCGTCTTTGTACGGAACAAGTCAAGGTTCTCGTCCTTAAGACGTGCAATCTCCTTACGTAGGGCATTACGTTCTTCTTCAAGACGCTCTATGTCCTTGTCAGCTAGACGAATATCATCAGCTTGTTCTAACATGCGGTCGTGCCATTTGCAAGCGTCAGAGACGTAATCACTTAGTCTCATCGTGTTCTCTTCTAGCCATTCTCTTACTCTTTCTGGTACGTGTACGCTTGTTGTTTGCCCTGGTTCTTTTGTTGTGCTTCCTCGTGGTCTTCCTCTTTTTCTTGTCTGTGTGTTTACAGGTATTTCCGTTGTTCTTGAATTATTGTATATAATATTGGTTGTTTCGTCCATATTGAGCCTCCTATTGAATTATAGATAAGTAAACATCTTTATGAATGTATGTATGTATGTATGTATTGATTAATTCATACTACTACTACTACTCCTAACGCAATATTATATAAGATAATTCGTCTTTATAAACAAACACCTTAAAGACAATTATTTACCATATGGTAAATACGAATCATTAATAAACATGTGACAACATACAATAGAGCATGGGAAGAGAAATAATCAAAGCAAACGAAACAGAACAAATGACACAAGAGGCATAAAACAAATGTGGGACGAATACTACTGCGACATATGCGGACAAGAATGCACAGAAGAAGAATACAACCAATACAGAGCACACGAAAAATGCAGCCTAGACCAATGACAAAACCAATAAACGCAAACACAAAAGAATACCAATGCAGAGACTGCCACTACAAAAAAAGATACGGAAAAGAACCAACAGTAATACAACACAGAATAGAAAAACACCCACACCTAAGCCCATACGACTACAGAGAGGTAAACAAAAAATGACGACAGGAAGACTAGACATAGAACTAAAAGCAAGCGGAGCAGAAGCACTAAACATACCCAATCCCACAAAGGAAAAGACAGTAATAGTACCATGCCTAACACAAAAGAAAGTAAAAGAAGCACTCTCAGAACTACACATGAAAGTACTACAAGCAATAAGCAACCATGAACACGACACAGACACAATGCTATACATACACGAAGCATTTGTATGGGCAAACAAAGAACTAGACCTAAACAAAATACAACAGGAGAAAAACTAAAATGGACCTAAAACAATACATCAAAGAAAGTGGATTTATCAACGCAAAAACAGTAAAAACATGGCCAATAGACGAAAGAAACGTAGTAATATTAGGACCAGGACAAGAAACAAAATTCACAGACCCAAAAACAAAAGAAATCAAAGCAAAACCACAAATACCAGTAAGTAGAACAAGCGATAAAACAAATCACCAATGGACACTATCAGACACAGCAATGAAAGAATTATCAACAGAATTTGGAACCTACGACACAACAAAATGGGTAGGAGGAGTAGTTAAACTAGTTGTAAGAGAATTTGCACTAGGAGACACAGTATCAGGAGTAGTAATGCAAAGACCAGACACAAAACCACAAACAGGACCATATTAAAACATGAACAAGAAAGGAATATGCAAACAATGCACAAGCGACGTACTTGACTTAGACCAATACGGAATATGTGGAGCATGCAGATACGAAGGAATGCCAGAATGATAAAAGCAATCAAACTAAGTATACAAGTAACACAAAAACAACTAGAAGATGCATTACAAGAAATGAACTACAAAAACACAGACACAGCAATAATAGAAATTGAGGAATATCTAGCATGATTTCTCACGCCTACACACACACTCGTCAATCGCCACACACAGTTATATTGTCCCTTAGCCGGGACACCGCTCATCGCGGTGTCCCTAGCACCCGTCCAGTATACTCTTTTGGCTACTCGAATTCTGTGTGTGTAGGTGTCTTGGGGGGGTCTGGTCTCTGTGGTTAATCGGTGGGTTGTTCGTCGTGGTCTGGGGGTTGTTGGGGTCGTTACGGGGGTCGGGGGGTCTGGTCTACCACCACCACCACCTACCTTACCACCCACCACACCACCACCAACCACCACCAACAAGAGACAACGACGCAAGGACAACCAATGCTACCTATGCAACCAACCAACAAGTGGAAAGATATGCAGACAATGCTACATCAACAACAGCAAAAGAAAGAGGAACAAGATGAACAAACAACAACGAGCGAAGCGAGTCAATAACACAACTGAGCGGATATGCAGGGGGGGGACTTTAGGGGGGGGTGGAACTGACAGAAAAATTCCAAAAAATGGTGATGAGGTGCGCTCGTGAATAAGCCTTTATTTGAAACACATAAAGCTTTGTTTAAACGACTTAACGGTTTTTATATTCCTATAGATGTAGCTAATGCTATTCAGTCTTGTACTGTTGACCGAGAAGAACACGAAGCTGTATTAAAACGCGAGTTGTATTATAAGGAGCATATGGAAGCCGAACAACGCGCTCGTATTGATGAGGTTGAGCGTCTCAATAAGCAGTATGGTGATTGTTATTATGCTCTTGCTGAGGCTAATGTTGAGATTAGTCGTCTCAAAAAAGAACTCGAAGAGCGCAGTGATAGAGCTATACAAGATGCGACCACAAAGAATTCACGGACGAAACTTCTGATAACAACAATTATACGAACAAAAAAGGTGAATAATGAGCTTTGAATATAACTTCCAAACTATTGGCGGGAAAAAGAAGAATTCTATATGGGCGCTTGCGGGAACGACTATAAGCTCAACGGAGAACGGAACCGAGTATGAAGGATTTGTTGAGGTTTATTGTGGTGAACGTTTGATTGGTAAAATGGGGGAGTACATCGACGGTTTGGCTATTGAAGGTGATTTTAACGATAAGCGTGATTGGAACGAAGACGGAGAAATCCCTGGACTAACCGATGATATATTATACTTAAGCAAAGAAGATGTTTTTATGCTTTACAGAATAATGAAAGATGATGAATGCAACGATAAAACCCTTTGGGAAAAGTATTCAGATAATGGTTCTTATACGAACAAGGAGGTTCAAAAATGACTTCTAATGTTGTTTTGGCTTTGCTTGTTTCTATTTTTGTTTTTGTTTCTTGGGATTCTCATTGGTTGTGGAGTTTTCTTCCTTTTGTTTTGTGGTTGTTTTTTAGTTTTTTTGATGTTTTGGTTGAGGTTTTTTGATGGTTGATAAGTGGTTTGTTAAGCCTCGTGTTCGTTGTTGTCGTATTTGTCGTGAGCCTGGTTGTAGTCCTTCTGAGCATCGTTTGATTTTTTTGAGGCATAGTTCATGAAGATTGATTTTGTTCTTGATGATTGGCAGAAGGATGTTTTGGCTGCTGAGGGTAATTTGTGTATTTGCTCGGGAAGGCAGGTTGGTAAGTCTCAGATTGTAGCTATTAAGGTGGCTGAGTACATCGCTAACCATCCTAAGAAGCGTGTGGTGGTCATTTCCATTACTGAGGACCAGTCTGAGTTGATGTTGCAGAAGATTCTGATTCATTTGACTGATAACTACCCCCGTCTCATTGCCAAGGGTAAGAATAAGCCTACAAAGCATCTTGTAAGGCTCACTAATGGCGCTACAGCCCTTACTAAGGCAGTTGGGCAGTACGGCTTAGGTGTGAGAGGTCTTACGGCTGACATCCTTGTGGGGGACGAGGCTGCTTATGTTGCTCAGACTATTTGGCACGCTGTTACTCCTGTCTTGTTGACTACTGGTGGTAATATTTGGCTTCTGAGTACTCCTAACACTCAGGAGGGTTATTTTTACGAGGCTTATACTAATCGTGATATGGGTTTTCAGACTTTCCATGTTAATTCTGAGCAGGTTGCTGATGCTCGTCCTGAGCCTCAGCGTTCTCATATGCTTGCTTACTTGGCTCAGGAGAAGGCTAGAATGACTGCTCTTGAGTACGCCCAGCAATACTTGGCGCAGTTCTTGGAGGAGCAGAACCAGTTATTCCCTGATGACCTCATTATTCAGTGCCAGACTAGTAGTCGTGATTTGGTTGGTTCTGGTCCTAAGTATATGGGTGTTGACGTTGCTCGTATGGGTGGTGATGAAACTACTTTCGAGGTTCTTGAGAAGGTGGGTCGTGTTTTCTTCCATATAGAAAATATTGTTCGTACTTATACTTTGACTACTGAGACTATTGCTACTGTTATGGAGCTTGATGTTAAGTATGGTTTCCGTACTGTTTTTATTGATGATGGTGGTTTGGGTGTTGCTGTTTTTGACCAGTTGTTGAATCATGACCAGACTAAGCGTAAGGTTGTTGCTATCAATAACGCTTCTCGTAGTTTGGACCGTGATAATAAGCGTCGTCGTAAGCTTTTGAAGGAAGACCTTTATCTTAACCTGAAGAGGATGATGGAGCAGGGTGAAATAAAGCTTCTAGCTGACCCTGAGGTTTTCACTAGTCTCAAGTCTATCGTTATAGAGCATAATCACACGAAGAATGAGGTTAGAATTTACGGGCGATACAGTCACATTGCTGAGGGTTTGATTCGTGCTGCTTGGGCTGTTAGGAGCACACATTTAAATATATACTTTGAGGGTTTGAAGTCTCATGGCTGATACTGGTATCTTTGCTACTACTGCTGAGGTTCTTCGTAAGGCTGGTTCTGGTGCTTCTGCTACTAGTTCTGCTGAGGCTTATGTTAATGATTTCATGACTCAGGTGGAGAGTGAGATTAATGCGACTTGTCGATTCAATTTTAGTGACGCTTATAGTAGTCTTAACGCTGATACTCGGGGTCTTTTGAAGCAGTGTGCTTCTTCTATGGCTGCTATTTACGTTATTATGTATGACATGAGTGGTTATAGTTCTCGTATTGAAGCCGAAGACCTTATCAACGTTAATCGTGATGCTGCTCTTCGTATTCTCGCTTTGCTCAAGGATAAGAAGACTTCTGATTTCATCAGGGAGCAGGTCTGAGTATGGTTCTTGATTTCGGTAAGGGGAGTTTGTTCCGTCCTTCTGGTCTTGAGCAGGATACTGGTGTTCTTCGTGACCGTTGGGGTCAGGATGGTTCTGAAATAAAGAATTTTAGTAAGGATATTTCTACTTCTGGCGTTGTTGTTACTGTTACTGCTGGTAAGCGTTTGTTTGTTTCTAGTGTTATTATTGCTGGTTATGGTTCTGCTGGTGTCGGTGCTGGTCAGTTGAAAGATGGTTCCGGTGGTAGTGTTCGTTTGTCTTATTACATTCCTTCTTCTGAGAGTACAGTTACTATTCCTATTTCCACTCCTCTTTATTTTGATACTGAGTTGTATTATAATGAGGTTAACGCTAGTGTTGGTACTATGACTCTTCAGGGTTGGGAGGAGGATGCTCCTTGATTACTTCTTATTTCTCTGATGGTGATTACGTTCGTGTTTTCACTGATAATCCTGGTCGTAATGAGTTCGTTTATCCTGCTAACAAGTTTTCTAGTCTTGCTGCTCTTGAGGCTGAGATTAACAAGAGCTTGGCTCTTGAGGAGAAGCGTAAGATGAGTACGAGTGAGAAGTTCGTTCGACTATCAAGTGCTCTCAAGCTTAATGGTGCTGTTGAAGTAGCTAAGGACGAGGTGTTCCGTGGCCCTAACTAACATCTCTGCTGCGGCTGTTGGTTCTAACTCTACTTACGTTACTAGTTATACCGTTGATAGTGCTCAGACTGATGGTGCTACTGGTCAGGATGAGTATACTTGGCAAAACACTCGTTGGACTCAGCAGTACGGTTATTACAAGAACTGTGAAGAGCTTAAGATGGCTATCGATGCTAAGGCTATGTGGACTATTGGTAAGGGTTTCACAGCTAACCCATTGACTACTCTTGCTTTGAGTGTGATTAAGGGTTCTGGTCGTGATACGTTCAACTCCATCCTTGAGAATATGATTCGTGTTTCTGAGATTGGTGGTGACGCTTTCGCTGAGATTATCCGTGATGATGAAGGTCGTTTGGTGAACCTCAAGCCTCTTGACCCTTCTACGGTTAAGATTGTTGCTAACAGTGCTGGTATTATTATCCGTTACGAGCAGACTTCTAAGCTTAAGACTGGTGTTCAGGTTAAGAAGTTCCAGCCTGAAGATATTTTCCATATAGTCAATAATCGTGTTGCTGATGAAATACACGGCACTAGCACAGTCGATAGCGTGGAATGGATTATTCTTGCTCTTAAGGAGGCTATGGCTGATTACAAGAAGCTCCTCCACCGTAACGTCTATCCTGTGAGAATATGGACTCTTGACACCGACGTACCTTCTGAGGTTGCTGCTTTCAAGAACAAAGTATCGAGTGCTAAGGGAGAGTTTGAGGACATCTTCATTCCTAAGGGTACTGTAGAAACTGAGCTCGCCAGCGTGCCAGAAAACAGTACGATGAATCCTATGCCTTGGATTGGTGTGCTTACTGGTAAGTTCTACAAGACCGTGGGCGTGCCAGAGATTATCATAGGTGGAAGTCAAGAGCTTACTCAGACTGCGGCTCAAATAGCGTACCTCGCTTTCGAGCAGGTTGTAGAACAGAAGCAACTCTATATTGAAGAGCAGGTATTGTCACAACTCAACCTTGAGATTCAACTAAGCTTCCCTGCCAGCCTACAGAATAACCTCTTGTCGGACGCGGCTAAAGACGGTACTCAGGACCAGCAACAAAACCAGGCTAGCATCCTTCAGCCTCCTATGGAACGAGGTAACATCTAAATGGCTCTTTACCTGAATCAAACGAAGAAGAACCCTAAGACCGGGAAGAACGAGAAGACTGGTAAGCTCGAGCAAGTAGGTAATGTTTCTCGTGGTTCTGCTGGTGGTTACACTAAGGGCGTTATCACTGGTCAGCAACCTAGTGGTGCTACTGACATTCGTGGGCAACCAATTTACGGTGCTCCCGACACTGCTCCTCGTAGTTCTAACTTCCAACCCATAGTGCCTAATTCCCTTCCCTCTCCTGTATCAAACATGCCCCCGGATGGTGCAGGAGCAATTCCTAATTCTCCGTTCGTTAACGGTTACGTTCCACCACAACAACCACAGCCAACAACTCCTTTACAAACTCCTCCTCCTGCGGGTTCTGTTTCCGCGCCTCTTCCTTCACCTAGCCCGCAGGAGGCTTCTAATCAACCTGTTCCAGGAACTCTTCCTCCTGGTCCAGTTAATTTCATTCCTGGCGGAGAGCCTGTTCTTCCTCAAGGAACTCAATCAGGAGCAGTAGCTGAAGTAACTCCTGGCGACGTTATGGTACTTCAAGGCTTTTCACAACTAGCCGTATCAGTTACCCGTACTTTAGCAAATCTTGCTAAAGACGCAGCAATAGCGTCAACAGTTGGAGGAGCCGAAGTACTGGCAGTTCAAGCACTACCCGCAGCAGCTTCAGGAGTAGCTAAAGAAGGCGTTAAAACAACCGGTAAAGTAGTCGGTAGTTCAGCAAGTATGAAGCAAATAGTTAATATACTAAAAGCAACAGGTATAGCGGGAATAAGTGTTCCCATGGTCATATCTCTTGTTAAGAGCTCCGTCGCCGGAGCTGACAAGTTCGAGACGGACGTTACTGCTGACGTGGTTGAAATGGGCGAACTAATGAACAATCTGTTACGGTCTGAAGACCCTACACTCATCGCCGAAGGGAATAAACTGTATGGTTTGTTAGCTCAAATAGACACTGACAGTAATAAGGTAAGAGCGTACATTCCTTATGGTTTGTTTCAGGGTGACTTAAAAGGTAAGTTTAACGAACTTGACGTTGCGATGTCGAAAGTAAAGACTGATTATAATAACTTCGTTCAAGATAACGCTGTTGATGCTGCTCTTCAAGAATTGGATAGTGACCCATCTGCTGAAAGTGTAGCTAGAGCAAAACAGTACTTATCAACTCTTCCTGAGGGTCCTGCTAAAACCCGTCTTCGACAGGGAATAAACGACGTGGAAATACAGTCAGAGAATATAGCTCAATCGAATGCTCTTCGTGCTGAGTTTGAGAAGCAGGCTTTCCAGGCTCAACAAACTAAACTACAGCAAGAGTTCCAGACGAGTGAACGTGAGGCTCGTCAGGCTTACGAACAAAGCGTTCGTGACGCTGCCAACCAGCAGAAAGCATTTGACGAAGCTACTGCCACTACAGCCAGTGACGGTAGCAGCCTTTCCTTCGGTCTTTTAGGTACTGGTGGTGCTACTGAGTTCGTTGACCGTGACACAGCCAGCAACGCTTACTTTGGCAAAGTCTATTCTGAACTTACTCCTGCACAGCAACGACTCCTTAACCTACTCAAAGGCAAAGGTCAGTAAATGGCAGAGTTTGACGCCATGTGGCTAATAAACTTCGGCGTACTCGGTATGTGGACTGTATACTTGTTGTGGGAAAAGGGAAATTTATTAAAGACTATAGACCGCATGAGTGAATCAATAGACAAGAACACCGACGTTCTTGAGAAAATTAGTTATATACTACAAGAGGAAAGAAAACGATGACGGAAGAAAACCTTATACAAGAAGCACAGAAGACAGCGGAACGAATCGAGAAAGCCAACGCAGAAATGCGCGAGCTACTCAAGAAGCAAGAGGCTATGCAGGCTCAAGCCATTATCAGTGGACGAAGCAGTGCAGGAGTTCCACCCCCACCGCAGATGAGTGAGGATGAACGACTGAAGCTTGAGATGCGTGAGTTCTTCAAAGGAACGTCAGTGGAGAAAGCAATACGATGACACCCGAGAAATGGCAGGAAGCTATCACCGTATGGACTAAGGTCCGCGACCAGGCAGAGATTGACCTTGCTCAGGCTAACCTCTATCTTGAAGCGATTAACACACATTTAAATAAAGAATCTGAGGAATAAAACGACTATGGCCAACGAAGTTGCTATTTGCTTACAAGCACCCACGCGATTCCGACGCTACACAGTAGCAGACGGAACAGCGATTCCCAAAGGTACAATTCTCAAACTAACTACTCCAATGACGGCAGTCGCCACAGGAGCAGACAACGACCCTGTCGCTGGTATTGCTTGGGAAGACAAAGTAGCAAGTGACGGTATTACCGAAATCACTGCAGCCCTTGACGGTGTTTGGTCATGTACCAGTAGCAACGCAGCAATTACGGTAGGCAACGAAGTAACCATTAACGGTCTTAACGAGGTCAAAGTCTACACTACTCTTGACGGAGAGAAAGGCTACGTTCTAGGAACGGCTCTCGAAACGACCTCTAGCGCAGTACGAGTTGCTGTTGCTGTATGGGTGAGATAAAATGACTGACACAGTACACGGCAGCGGCATTCGCCGAGAATTCATTGATGGCGCGGTTAAAGCAGTTGCTCTTATGGAGTACAAGATGAAAACTCTTTGTACTATCGATAGCTCTGATGCTTTCACTGAGTCTTACTACCGAGAAACTAACACTGACCCTACCTCTCCAGCTTCTGCGACAGTAACCCTTAACATCAAGGGTATCCCTCAGATGGCTCCCTTGCCATATGCTGAAGTCACTGAGACTAAAGTATCGGCTCCTATCCTTAAGTACGGTCTTGAAGCACCTATCAGCTGGGAAGTAATGCAGAACAGTGTTGTTCCTATCGTCTCTCGCACTGTTCTCCGACTAGGTCGTGGTGTAGCTAAAGCAGTTGACCAAGCAATCGAAGCAGTCTGTCTCGCAAGCTACGGTAACACTGTTGCCGTCGCTGCTGGCAGTGAATGGGACGCTGTCACTGTTGCTAACCGAGACCCTATTAAGAACATCCTTGATGCTATCCAAACCATGCGTGCGGATAACATCGACCCACTTAACGGTAACGGATACCTAGTCCTTAACGGAACAGATTATACGAACCTCATCAGTAACAGCAAGGTCATCCAGAACCCCACGTTCAAGATGGCAGACGTTGTAGCTAACGGTGTCGTTGGTCAAATCTGTGGCCTTAAGATTATGGTCACTGAAGTAGTCACTGCTGACAAGGCTTACGTTATCGTCGGTCAAGAAGGACTTACTTGGAAGAGTGCCGAAGGTCTCACTGTTCAACAGATTGAAGACCCTGGTATGAAAGTCACTATCCGTGCATGGGAACGAGGAGTATGCCAGATTCCATCACCTAACGCGGTCTGCCTTATCAGTAACACGAGGGCATAAGCATGACGGCAGCCAATCGCAAGGCTATGGGGAAGGCTTGGAAGCTCGGAGACAAACGTCTAGGAGCTGACTACGAGGCCTTTTACTTGGAGTTCAAGAAGGAGATTGATGCTGAGCTTAAGGTGAAAGAATGACTGAAGACATCACGCAACTACGTAACCTGAAACACCTCGTCGTTCCTAGCTATACTACGGCTGTACGGGACACTCTAGTCGCCGACGTTGGAACAATCATCTTCA